TGTCATTCTTACTTCATGCAAGAATGTGCATACGCAATCATGTGGGAAGAACGCACGGGTATTCCCATAACCCAACTCATAACATTTATCGCAGTTGACAATAGTTCTCCTTTGATATATGTTGAACACAGAGATGATTGGGTTAACCCACTCCGTGATGTCATAAAACAGTACGAAGAAGAAAACACATCTGTTAAGTTTTAACTATTATAAATAGTAGTTATGATTAAATTCAAAGATATTAAGAGAATAACTATATCTGAGTCTCCATTGAACTTTGGAGAAATAATTCGTCCAGACCGTTCTTTCCGTGCGGACTTGTTTATTAAAAAAATGAAACTTGGAGAACCCTTTGAAGGCACTGACGGAAAACCAGTTATAATAAAATATGATAAAAAAATAGAAGATGCTATAACATCTGGTTCTAGAAAAGGATTAGGTTTAAGACCACTTGAAACTCAAGACGGAAATTTTATTTCTTTTGGTAAATTAAAAAAGAATACTGAGTTTGGTGGTGGTGGCCGTGGTTCTGGTGGTGGTTCAGACAACACTCGTGCGACTGAGTCTGCACAATGTGTTTATTTAAAATTAATCTTTAATAATCCTAGCACAGAATTCACTCCCGAAGAAATTAGTGCAACTTATTCTGAAATGTCTGGTAATGTAGATGCAACTGGAGAAGAAGTATTACTTAAAGATGAAGACTGGATTAGGTCTTCAAAAATTTGTGCAAAAGTATTGTATCGTATATTAAGTAAAAGTAAAAAACCTTACACCTTTCATCGTGGTTCTAGTTGGGTCAATGGACTTGAAAATAAATGGAAAGAATTAAATCGTGAAGAAAAACTATTTAAAAATATAAACAAATGGAGTCCCGCAGACATTTATGCAGTTGCAATAGGTTCAGAAACTAAGTATAATATTCTTGATGCAGAAAGTATTGCAGAAATGAATAACGAATTATTAAGAGCTTTTATTGCAAAAGATATATTAGGAATATCCCTTAAAAAAATTGGTAAAAGAGTAAAGGTAACTAAAGTAAATGTTGGTAAACCTTTTAAAGAACCAGAGTTTAGTTCAGTTAGTTATGGTAAAAGAGATTACTTCAAAGCAAAAGACGGTTATTTATTAGGTAAAGATATTGAAATACAATTTAGAACCTTTCCAACATTCCAATGTGAAATCATTGGTAAGAAAGCAAAACATGGTAAAGTATCATACGGTGGTATCAGTGATGCAATGAATGATGCAGTCGGTAGAGAACTTACTAGTAAAAAAACCTTAGAAGCATTATATAAAAAAGACCCGAAGACATTCTTTAAACAATATTACCAAAAGTATTCTAAAACTTATAGACCATTATCAAAAAAAGAATTTATGTCTAATCTAAAAGGTAAAAGTGTTGATTGGTTAATGTCAAAATATATGGTCACAGAATTATTTACATCTATTAAAGGAAAAGAACAACAAGTGTTTGTGGACTTATTTAGAAATGCAAAATCACAATCTAAAAATTCCGCAGCTCATTTAAAAGTACAATGATATCATTTGCAGAACATATAAAAGATATAGACGAGGGTGTAAACGACCCCGCAATATTCAAAGCAATATTCCTTGCGGGTGGGCCTGGGTCTGGTAAAAGTTTTATTGTCGGGAAGACTGGACTTACTTCTTTAGGTTTTAAAGTTGTAAATCCTGATACTGCATTTGAAAAGGCATTAGAAAAGGCAGGTCTTGAAATGAACCCTGATAATATCTTTTCAATAAAGGGACAAGACATACGAGGTAAAGCAAAAAAACTAACGGACAAACAACAAGCATTGTATATTAAGGGTAGACTCGGATTAGTAATTGACGGTACTGGAAAAGACTCAGAAAAGATACTTAAACAAAAAAGGTTGTTAGAAGGACTTGGATATAGTACCGCAATGATACTTGTAAACACCGATAAAGAAACTGCACTCAAAAGAAATGACGCAAGACCTAGAAGACTAGACCCAGATGCAGTAGGAGATATGTGGGACGAAGTTCAGAGAAACTTAGGTGAATATCAAAAGAAATTTAAAAGTAGATTAATTATAGTTGACAACTCAGACGGAAAAGACTATAATAAAGAAACACTTCGTGCATATAGAATAATGAGTAAATTTGCAAAAGCACAACCAATGAACCCAATCGCAAAACAATGGATTGCAACCCAGAAGGAAGAAGTGGTTGTTAAAAGTAGTATGGGTAAAACCTTTACTAATTTTATTACAGAACAAAAAAATACTCACATGACTCACATAGAAGATAAGGTACTATACGGTGGAGTCAAAGGTACAAGAGAAGCTATCAATGCACTACGTAATATAAGAGATATGCTTGCGGGTAAATCATCAAGTAAGATATCTACTAAGTGGGACGGTGCTCCCGCAATCTTTTGTGGTGAAGACCCAAGAGACAATGAGTTCTTTGTTGCAAAGAAAGGAGTCTTTAATAAAAGTCCAAAGGTCTATAAAACAGATGCAGAGATAGAAGCAGATACAACTGGAGACCTTGCAGACAAACTAAAACTTGCATTGAAACATTTAAAACCACTTGGTATAAAACAAGTAATACAAGGAGACTTCTTGTTTACAAAACAAGATTTAACTAAAGAAAAGATAGACGGTAAACAATATCTTACTTTTCACCCTAATACTATTGTCTATGCGGTAGAGTTAGGTACAGAAGCTGCAAAAGAAATTAACAATTCTAAAATAGGTATTGTTTGGCACACTACTTATACGGGTAAAAGTTTTGAAGATATGAAAGCATCTTTCGGAGTGAAGAACCCACCGAAATCTAAGAATGTTTGGGGACAAGATGCAATGTTGACTAACGCAAGTGAAGCAACTATGAATGAAAAAGAAACTGCAGAGGTGACTCAAAACTTATCTACTGCGGGTTTTCTATTTAATAAAATTGCGGGAGATACTCTAAGAGAACTAGAGAAGAACCAAAAACTTGCACAGACCATAGAACAGTTTAACAATACTTATGTAAGAAAAGGTGAAATGCACGGAAACAGTAAAACCCATACCGATAGATTAATTAAATTTATTCAAAAGAAGTATCAAAAAAGAATTGATAAAAGAAAAACCGAAAAGGGTAAAGGTCGTCAACAAGATAAACTAGATGCACTTCTTGATTTCTTTTCACCAGAAAATAAAAAATCTTTAGAGAATATGTTTGAACTACAAAAACAGTTAGTCTTTGCAAAACTTAAACTTATAAATAGATTAAACAGTATTAGTAATATTGACGCATTCGTTAAAACCAAAAAAGGTTATAAGACTACGGGTGCAGAAGGTTATGTCGCAATTGATAAGTTAGGTAATGGTGCAGTTAAGTTGGTTGATAGATTAGAATTTTCTTATAACAACTTCTCACCTGATATATTAAAGGGTTGGGATAAACCCAAATAAATGGGAAAGATGAAATCATTCAAAGAATTTAATCAAGATACAGATACCACTCAACAGTACACTGCAGAGGCGTTGAATATGCAACAACGTCTTGCAAGGTCTCGTCTAATGAAAAGACTTCAAGCAAAAATTAAGATAGGTAAAAAAAAGGCTGCAAAAAAAATTGTTAGTGATGAAAATGTTCTTATGACTAGGGCTAGAAAACAAGTAAGAAACAATATGTTAAAGAAATGGTTGAAAGGTAAACCTATTGCGATGCTTGGTATAAAAGAAAAAGAAAAGTATGAGGTAAAATTAAACAAGATGAAAGTAAGAATAGCTCAACTTGCGAAGAAACTTTTACCGCAAATAAGAAAAACTGAAAAGAATAAGATGAAACAAATAATGCCAGATACTTCGGAATGATATGCAAATTAGAAAGTTTTCACAATACCTTGTAGAGTCTGAAAAAGAAGTTTATTTTACCTTCGGTAGAATGAACCCACCGACTGTTGGTCATGGTAAAGTATTAGATACTATCTCAAAAAAGTCTGGTAAGAATGATTACAAAATATTCTTATCACAAGTATCTAATGACAAAAAAGACCCACTTTCGTACTCAGATAAAGTGAAACACATTCGTAAAATGTTTCCAAAACATGGACGTAATGTGATTATTAATAAAAATATAAGAACTGCTTTTGATGCGGTTTCAGAATTGTATGACCAAGGCTACCGTAAAGTAAATATGGTTGTTGGTTCTGATAGGGTCACAGAGTTTGATACTATACTACAAAAGTACAATGGTGTCAAGGGTAGACATGGATTTTATAATTTTGAAAGTATTAACGTAATATCTGCGGGGGAGAGAGACCCAGACGCAGAAGGTGTAGAAGGAATGTCTGCATCTAAACAAAGAGAGAATGCAAAAGCAAATGATTATTCTGCATTCGCACAAGGAGTACCAAGTAAGATGTCAGATAAAGATACTCGTAAACTATTCAATGATGTCCGTAAAGGTTTGGGTCTTGAGGAAGAAACTCAATTTAAGAGACATGTTGATTTAGGTAAACTAAATGAAATCAGAGAAAACTATGTCAAAGGTAATCTATATGAAATCGGGGATACTGTTGTTATTAAATCAACAGAAGAAGTCGGTATCGTATCAGTACTAGGTTCTAACTATGTTGTTGTTGAAACAAATGGTAAAAGAGTACGTAAATGGTTGCAAGATGTCGAGTTATCTGAGAATACTGCGGACGCAAAAGAAGATTTTATTAGACTTTCATATCGTGCATTTCAAAGTATGTCAAAAGACTTTAAAAAGGCTGGAGACCTTGATACTTCCAAACTTGCAACTATGGCCGCAAAAATGGCAGAAAGAGGTGCAGAAGTATTTCAAGCATGGTTTGACGGGAGAGATAAATTAGATAAAATGTTATTAGCGGGTGAGATATCATATTACACAAAACAAAAAGA